AAGAAACGACAAGTCCCACCAGAGGTGATTGACATTACAGGCGTGGGTGGTATGCGATACGGCGGTGATGTAGGCTTGAGTCGAGGCATCGGAAGCTTTGGAGCTTAGATATGGCAAATGGTGATACCCCACCTGTTTCGTTGATGGATCGAGAAGGCTTGAATCTCGATGATGAGAACTTGCAGGCTGTCGAAGTAGAGGCTTTACCAGGCGATCTGATCACGAATGTAGAGATCGAAGGCATAGAGATTGTTAGAGAAGACGACGGTGGTGCTACTTTAGACTTCGATCCTTTTCGCAACCGGGATCGAGAAGACGATTTTTACGACAATCTCGCAGAGTTTTTGCCAGATTCGGTGCTTGCCCAAGTTTCCAACGAACTTATGGAGCAATACAGCGCCAATCGAGCGTCGAGACAGGACTGGGAAGACGCGTACTCCAAGGGCCTTGAGCTTTTGGGCTTCAACTATGAAGAGCGCACGGAGCCTTTTCGAGGTGCTACCGGTGTAACGCACCCACTTTTGGCAGAAGCAGCGGTCCAGTTTCAAGCGCAAGCGTTCAATGAGCTTTTGCCAGCGGACGGTCCAGTACGAACCACGGTTCTTGGCTCACAGACCACGGAAAAAATGGACCAAGCCAAGCGGGTTCAAGACTTTATGAACTATTACATTACTAATGTGATGGAAGAATACACGCCTGAGTTTGATCAAATGTTGTTTTATTTACCTTTAGCGGGTTCTACTTTTAAAAAAGTATATTATGACGAAACTATATCTCGCGCTGTAAGTAAATTTGTTCCTGCCGAAGATATTGTGGTTCCTTATGGGGCCACGGACCTTAATTCTTGTGAAAATATTACGCAAGTAGTTAAGATGTCCTTGAATGATTTGAGAATCCGACAAGTGATGGGTTTTTATCGAGACCTTCCAGTAACATCCTCTGAAAATATTGAAAATGAAGTTTTGGAAGAGATGAATAAATTAGGGGGTGTAGAGCCTACTAATTTAGATTATGAATGTACTTTGTTGGAATGTCATATTAATTTAGATTTGCCTGGGTTTGAAGACATAGGAGAGGATAATGAACCTACTGGAATTAAAGTCCCGTATATTGTTACTCTCAGTGAAGATAACGGACAAATTTTGTCTATTAGGAGAAATTATAAAGAACAAACGGATGGCCGCAAGAAAAAAATTCAATATTTTGTTCATTACAAATTTCTTCCAGGATTTGGGTTCTATGGTTTGGGGCTTATTCATACCATTGGAGGGCTTTCTAGAACGGCTACGGCAGCACTTCGTCAACTTATTGATGCTGGTACGTTATCTAATCTCCCGGCTGGTTTCAAAGCTAGAGGGCTTAGGGTTCGTGATGATGAAGAACCGCTGCAACCGGGAGAATTCAGAGACGTAGATGCACCGGGAGGCGCGATCCGCGACTCTTTAATGCCCTTACCGTTTAAAGGTCCAGATGGGACGTTGATGCAACTTTTGGGGTTTGTAGTAGAGGCTGGTCGTCGTTTTGCGACTATTACCGACATGAAGGTGGGAGATGGAAACCAACAAGCAGCGGTAGGAACCACGGTAGCTTTATTAGAACAAGGGTCTAGGGTAATGAGTGCGGTGCATAAGCGCATGCATTACAGCATGAAGCAAGAATTTAAGCTTTTGGCTCAAGTAATGTCGGAATATTTACCACAAAAATACCCTTACGCGATATCAGGTGGTGATCGAGCCATTATGCGGGAAGATTTTGATAATCGTGTGGATGTAATACCTGTTTCTAACCCTAATGTGTTTTCTCAAGCGCAACGTATAGCGATGGCGCAGTCTCAGCTTGAGATGGCTATGCAAGCTCCGCAGATGCATGATATGCATGAGGCGTATCGTCGTATGTATGAGGCGTTGGGGGTCAATGACATTGACAAGATATTGATTGCCCCATCATCGGAAGATCCGATACCAAAAGACCCTGCTCAAGAAAATATTGATGTGATGGATATGGTTCAATTGAAAGCCTTTGAGGGCCAAGACCACGATGCTCACATTATGACGCACTTGGTTTTTGCTACGGCGCCCACGCTTCAAGCTATTCCACAAGTGCCGATCTTGCTACAGAAGCATGTGATTGAGCATGTGAAGCTAAAGTCTCAGGAAATGGCTACGGCGCAAATGCTTCAGCAAACAGGGGGTCAACCGCTTAATGCCGAGCAAGAGCTTCAGTTGGAGTCTATGACTGCTAAGATCAACGCGGAGGAGTTCCAGAAGCTCAAGCAACTTTCTGCACAGGTTAGTGGTCAAGGGCAACAAGGGCCTGATCCTTTGATACAATTGAAGCAACAAGAGCTTCAGATGGATCAGCAGAAGATGCAGCAGGACGCTCAGATGGATCAAGCGGAGTTGCAAATTGACCAGCAACGTATGCAAAATAAGGCTACAGAGTTCCAGCAACGTTTAGCTAGTCAAGAAAGGCAGACAAAAGCACGTATTGATGCTGCGATGCAACGTGAATTGTTAAAAAAAGGAGAGTGAGATGAAAGTCAAAGTAAATGGCGCTCCACCAAAAAATCCACCGACCCCTGTAAACAAAGCAGACATTCAAGGGCAAGGTTCTATTCCGTATGCTTCGGCTAAGGAAGAGAAAACCCCGGATACAATGTTTGCCAAAGTAACCACGGGCACGAAGCGAGGCATGGGTGCCGCGTTACGTGGCTCGCGTTTTACTAGCGCGTAGTTGGTGTTGGATTAAAAATGCTTGGTCGTAACCGCATGCGTGACCTGATGCGAGGTGACAAAATAATGGCTACTCCAGCGCCGTTTTATGAAGTAGGAAAGTATCCCCGCAGTTTTGCCGCCTTGGGGGTTCAGGGGGTAGATGACACGGGAATGATTCAGCAAGAAAAAGCATTGAGAGACATATTTAATCGCCCTATGATGGGGTCAGGGGGTATAGGCGGGTTTTTTCCACCACAACAACGGTCTCCCTTTGCTAACTCAATTCGCCCCATGATGGGGTCAGGGGGTATAGGCGGGTTTTTTCCACAAAACAATTCTTTCGCACGTTTTCCAAGTTTTGTTAATAGAGCACAAGGAAATTTCTTCCCACAACGAAGAATGATGGCACCTAATTATCAATATAATCAATATATTAGAAATGTTGGCCCAACTATGGGAAATCCTTTCTTTTCTCAACAACAAGTCCCTGCATCATCAAAACCATTTGACCCCAGGGAGTTATCCATCCTTCGGGTGACTGGAGCAACCCCCAAAAGTTATACGTCAAGCAGCCTACAACAATACCCAAACACGCAAAATCTGGGTATGGGTATTAGTGGTATGTTCCCGAATCGGTTTAACACAACAAGATTTGGCAATTTCTTTTCTCAACCACCTCCGAATTTCTTTTCTCAACCACCTCCGAATCGGTTTAACACAACTGGCAATTTCTTTTCTCAACCACCGTATGCCGCAAGTCCGAATTTCTTTTCTGGCCAAAGGATGGGCGGAGGCCGTATGGCCGCTCCGGGCACTAACTACTCATCTCACTCTGCTTCAACATTTACGCCAACGAATGCATATGGTCCGGGAATTGCAAACATGGCGACGGGACAGGTTCCGCCGAATACATTTATAGCAGATGCAGGACAGCCAATAATGGAAGGGATGCCGCAAGGTATCGCAGATGCAGGACAGCCAATGATGATGGCGGAAGGTAGCCCTAAAGTCACAATGATTGATCCACCCCCTCCTGTTCGTGCCCCTCAAGGGAGTGATGGAAATTTGTATGATGCTCAAGGAAATATTATGGGAGCATACAGAGGAGCCGGTACAGGAAACTCGGGGGCCGGCACAGGAGGGGGTGTTTTTTAATGCTACAAGCTTTAATTGGGCCAGTCACAGGATTACTAGATAAATTTATACCAGATTCTTACCAAAAAGCAAAACTTGCCCATGAAATTGCAACCATGTCTGAACGACATGCCCAAGAATTGGCAAAGGGTCAGTTGGAAATTAATAAAGCTGAAGCAGCGCATAAGTCTTTGTTTGTTGCTGGCTGGCGTCCCTTTGTTGGTTGGACGTGTGGAATTTCTTTATTTTGGCATTTTGTGGGTCAGCCTGTTGTTGTTTTTGGTATTTCAGTATCGGGTGTGGATGCCCCCGAATTACCGACCTTTGAGATGGAGAGCTTGTTGACCGTGCTTCTTGGGATGCTTGGGTTAGGGGGATTAAGAACGTTTGAGAAGACAAAAAAAATTGCTAGAGAGAAATAAAAAATGTTTAACATACTAACTGTGTTGGCTATGTTGACACTTTTACCGTGTTTTTTATTAACTTTTGCAGCGTGGTTTTTTATTAGTTGGTTAATTAGTTTTTATCTTTTTTTCGTGTGGTTGAAAGGAGTGGATTACATAGTTATACATAGAGGGGTTGAATGACTCCTGAGACCTTTGACAAATGGCGTATTGTGCCAAGGCTTTTAGTTGTGATGATGGCTTGGGCAACGTGGGATGTGATTCACTGGTTTACAACTTTGCCCGCACCTACTTTTGAACAGGCTGGTCTAGTTTCTGTATGTACCGGAGCCATGACAGCCGTTTTTGGGCTTTTTCTTGGCCAAGGTAAAAAAGAATGAAATACTTTGCTTTGTCAGAGTTTGATTGTACAGAAACTGGACAAAACCGCATGGATATTGATTTTTTAAAAAAACTTGATGAGTTGCGTGAGGTTTGCGGATTTTCTTTTTACATCACTAGCGGATACAGAGCCGAAACTCACAGCGAGGAAAAAAACAAGCCAACAGGACCGGGCACTCATACTTTGGGCATTGCTGCCGACATAAAAGTTGCGAGTGGCGCACAAAGAATGATTCTCGTAAAAAACGCATTGTCTTTAAATTTTTCAGGGGTAGGTGTAGCGAAAAGTTTTATTCACGTTGACACCCGCAAAACTAAACCTGTTTTATGGTCTTATTAACTTGTGTTTAGAACAACTTAATGTTATATAAAGCCCTCAATATGCGACATATTACATATGGATTTTATTCATTTAGCCCAGTTTATTCAAAAAACCATAAAAACCCGTCGAGTTCAAGTGGTACAGCTTTTGGAAACTAACCAAGTTTCGTCTATGGAACAATACCAACATTTTATGGGAGAATTGGCTGCTTTGAATTATGTTTCTCAAGAATTGGCTGTTTTATTAAAGCGGCAGGAGACATTAGATGACTGAAAAGGCGGAAAAACCCGACCTTAAATTAGCGGAAGAGGGGGTTAAGTCTTTATACAAGGCCCCGCAGCAAAAAGTCCTTGATCCACAGGCAATGGATAAGAGTTTATTAGACAGAATGCCTCAACCCACAGGTTGGAGGATGCTTATTCTGCCATACAGGGGTAAAGATACTACGGATGGTGGTATTTATATACCTAACAAAGTATTAGAAGAAGGTCTAATACAAACAGTGGTTGGCTATGTAGTAAAACAAGGCTCTCTTTGTTATAAAGACAAAGAAAAATTCCCAGATGGTCCGTGGTGTAAGGAAAAGCAATGGGTTATTTTTGCGCGTTATGCTGGCTCTCGGTTTCGTATTGAGGGGGGTGAGTGTAGAATTTTAAATGATGATGAGATTTTAGCTGTTATTGATGACCCAGAAGATATTCTTAGTTTGTAAAGGAGATAATCAGCATGGCAGATGCTGCAGAAGAAACTCAATTTGAGTTAGATATAAGTGAAGCACAAGAAACAGAAGTTGAGATTGAAGGCTCTAAAACAGAACCTGCTTCTATTGAGGTGGAACAATCTTCTTCAGAAGACGCGGAGATGGATCAATATAGCGATTCTGTTCGTAAAAGAATAAATCGTTTAACTAAAAAAATGCGTGATGCGGAACGCGAGCGGGAAGAAGCTTTGCGTTACGCTCAAAACGTTCAACAAGAATCAACTCAAATACGCCAACGAATGCATAATTTAGACCAAGGCTATATGTCTGAATATGGCAATCGTCTTGCTCTTCAACAACAACAAGCTGAAAATGATTTAAAACGTGCTGTGGAATTAGGAGATGCTGAAGGGACGGTAAAAGCACAAAAAGCTCTTACAGATGTTTCGGTTTCCTTTAACAATTATAGTGCTGCACAACGTCAAGCAGCCTACAACAATCAACAACAAGCCGTTCAACAACAGCCCGTTCAACAACAGCCCGTTCAACAACAGCCCGTTCAACAAGCACCTCCTGTAAGACCCGATGCTAAAGCAGAGGAATGGGCCGGTAGAAACACCTGGTTTGGACAAGATGAAGCTATGACTTTCGCTGCTTTTGGTATT